CGGAGGCCACATCCGTGGAAGTGCTGAGCATCTTGATACGCATTTCGGTCATGGCTCTATTGTATTGGTCCACACTAATGCGGCCAGAGTCGAACAGAACCTTCAGGTCAGCCATGCTTGCAACGGTCTTCTCGATACCACCGTTGACCTGCTTCATCAGTTCAACCTGCTGAGGCGTTAGGGCACCTTCATCTGTAGACGCTGTCAACTTTCCAGCACTCCGTGCCGCAGCCGTTGCTTTAGCTCTATCAATGACACGTTTCATCGCCTGCTCAGAAGCGTCACCGGCTCCGTGGAAGGCCTCCCAAAATGCTTCTCCAGAAGTCTTACCAGTGCTTGTGAAGGTTGCGTCAATCTTAGCCGCCTCCTGCTCATAGATATCCCCAATGCTTGAGGCCGTTCCAGTTTTAAGAGTCAATGCAGCGGTATCCAGAAGAGATTTTGCCTGCTTAAGCCTACCAGACAAAGCCGCATCAGCCGCACGGGCCGTCTGGGTGATGGCGTTACCCATCACCATTAGGTCAATTTTAAACTTCTGCCAGACGGCCTTAAAAAAGGCACCAATAAGCTGAATGATTCGCATCAGGTGAGCCCCGATAACTTGCACACCGTTAATAATGGTGGCCACGATTCCCTGCATGATTCCAGCGAAGCGGTCAGCAATTCTACCTATGTTTAACAGGAGACTTTCCAATGTGATTTCAGCCTTAACAGTCAAAGCATCCAGACCTGCGGTATCTGCTAGTTCGTTCCACATCTCTTTGGCGGCGGTCCCCGCAGAAAGCAACTCAGGGCCGAGGCCTCTTACGGCATCGGCCAGGGTAGCCGTAGAATTGCCGGCCAGCTTGATTTTGTCGGCGTACACTACAATTGCTGTAGTGGCCGCAGCGAACAGGATAAGCCATCCATGTGTACGGAGGATTGATAGGCTAAGAATCTTCCACTGTGCGATGAGTTTGATGGTGTTGGTCAGCAAGATACCACCAAGCACTGTCCCAGCGATCTGGGCAAAACGCCCAAGGGTATCCATATTGTCCGAAGCCCAGAGGAGGACTTGGGCCAAGGTGGATGTCCCTTTCCATACTTGATCTTGCTCACCGATGAAGCGGATGAATGAACTACGCAGGACGGTCAGGCCCTGGTCGAGGGTGGGGATACGCTTTGCGAAACGCTCTGCCAAGTTGGCCTCGGCGGCATTGAACGCAGCGATGATAACCTTGGATGTCACGCGACCTTCGAAGGCCAGCTTACGCAACTCACCACGGGTGATTCCCATGTGGTCTGTGATGACGTCTGTCACAACAGGTAGTTGTTCCATAACAGCACGAAGCTCGTCACCACGTAGGGCACCGGCAGCCAAGGCTTGAGAGAACTGGACCATACCCCATTGAGCTTCACGGGCCGTAACACCGGACAGGATAACCGCGTGGTTCAACTGTCTGGCGAACCGAAGGACATCCTTCATAACAAAGCCCATCTTCTTGGTGTTCAAGGCAACACGAGCGTACATGTCAACGTTGCCTTCCAAGGCGGTACGGGTGTCCTTGGTGATCTGGAACACGCCGTCCATCGCTCGGTTAAGCTCATAGGTAGAGCCGGTCACAACACGAAGACGGTTCAATAGATTGGCGTAGGCGTCCGACAGCATCAGGACGTCACGGATTACTCGGCTGGTGATGAGACCACCGAGGATAGTTTTCAGTTGAGTGGCGGCGTCTGTTGCTCCGTCCGCAGCCTTACCGATATCATTTAGATTACGCTTGACGACACGAGCACCGTCCGCTCTAATCTCAATAATTAGAATTTCTTTTTCAGTTGCCACGTAGCAACCTTCCCTTCCGCAGCCGTGCCTTGATGGCTGCAATGGCGAAAATACTCATACCTTCCATGGCCTGTCTTGACGTTCCTCTATCCAGATCTAAGATGTAGTGGACCGGGTTGGTAATGTAGACATCACCGGACCGGCCAAACTTGTATCCCTTAACCTTGTTGGCCGCACTAATCAGGGCTCGTGCTGATGCGGTCTCCCTGTTGACGTTCCTGTCAGCCGTGCCAGGACCCTCAATCAGGGTTGTGTTAGGTTTGCCAAAGGATACCTTCCAGTTAGTTCGGGCTGTACCGGTCTTGACGGGGGTGTGCATCACTGCTGCCTCCGTACCATCCAACGTAGCCTCTTTCATGGTCTGCTCGAAGTTGCGGGAGATCCGGTCTCCGAGGGCCACCATTCTACTGGAGAAACTCTTAGCCATAGATAAAGTGTATCACATATTATCGGACTTTTCAAGCATTATTTTTGTTTTTCTGCTCAATCCGCTTTAAATATGCATTATCCATCTTCGACATATGGTAGTGTAGCGTGTCTGCCTCTTCTTCGTCCATGTCATTTGCCATGGCGTAGGCCTCAACATCCATCCACGGAATAGGTCCGGGAGACCAGCCTGAAGACCTACAAGTCGTTAGGTCTATAAAAGCCTGGAAATAAGACTCCAGACCTAGCAACAGGTCTGGAGCATTTTGGATTCTGTCTGGGACCTTTTTCTTCCAGGCATAGCACTCCCTTAAAATGCGGGCCTCCATGTCGCCCATGCTCTGGTAGTAGAGCAGACACTCAACTAGTTTTTTGAGTCGTCCTCCAGGACCTCGGCACGGTAAAGGGAAATGTCTTGGGACATCTTGGCCACGTCCTCGAACAGGTCAGGCAGGGCTGTGAACACTGCGACGATGTTTTCCTCAACACAGGGAAGCTCTTCGCTCGCATCTGTGTCATTGCCGGTGATGATGTCCTTGGTGATACCCTTCCAACCCATGACGACAGTCTGGGCATAGGTACGCAGAACCAACTCACGCTCCACGCCCTCGGGCACGGTCTCGGTCTGGATCGCACGACGGTGGGGCTTGGATAGTTTGGTGAGGACCTTGGCGAACTTCTTGTTGGCTCCACCGGCACGGGCAACGGTGATCTCGACGCCTTCATCATACTGGATGACAACGCCTTTGGTCTCAAGGGTGGGAACTGTTTGATACATCTTTCTAAGGATGTTGGACATGGTACTCTCCTGATTGCTATTGTCAGAAAAATAAGGGGGGACACCACGTCGGCGTCCCCCGATTTTATTAGGCTGCGTCGGGGAGATAATCCCAGAAGGTCATACACAGTGTGTGGTCAAGCCCAGCATCAATGCTGGCACCTGTTGCCGCGTCGTGAGTCAGAGGAAGACGGATAGCCTCATCCTTCTCAACGGTCAGGCGACCATCGCCCAAGGAGAGCAGAGGTAGGTCGAAGCTGATTCCAGCGTTGTCCCGCACCAGGTGCATTTCCAAGGTGATGTCACTGTTGTTACGAACAGCGGTCACGGCTGCGACGTCGGAGAAGTAGGCAGTGATGTTTCCACTGACAGAGAACATTCCGTGGGTTGCGTCGAAGGCACCCAGTACGCCGATGGCCTTGTCCAGGCTGATGTTGTTGTTAACAACGATTGTCACTTCCTCGGCGAAAGCGAACAGAGCCGTGGGAGCAGAGTCGGTGCCATCAACCACAGCGATCTTGATACGAGGCACGTTGCTGGAAGTGTTGTATGCTTCCTCTTCGATTGCAGCAGTACGGTTACCACTCTTGACGCCAACGGCCCCAGTACGTTGTTCATGGTCACAGGCCATCCAACCGATGTCTACCTTGGCCAGGTCGGCCTTGGGAGCCTGCACGGTCAACTCACTGGGAACGGCACCAGTCAAGTACTCAGACTGGATCTGGGCGGGCAGGGCCGCGTCCGGGGCACCCAACTGACGTTCGACGTTGTAGGTACGTCTAACAATGTCGGTGCCTGTCTCGTTCTTCAGTACACGACCGAAGAAGATGTGCATATCCTGTGTGGCGTCTGCCTCGGTGACATACGTGTCCGCAGTCTTATCCAAGGTGATTGCATTGGCAGTGACAGAACGAACACGGGCAAAGCCTTGGTTCTCGGCATTGCTGAAGTTGTTGGCTGCCGCGTCACCACCTACGAAGATGGTCTCACCGGGAACCAGGTTGAACTCGGTACAGTCCTTCACGGTTGTAGTCAAGATGGGGAAATCGCCAGAGGCATCCACATCCAAATCACCAGTTGCGAACTCGAAACCTACCTGGACGATCTTGGCTGCGGCAGGCGGTGAAGCCTCGGCGACCAGGGTCTCAGATACGGTAAGCACCAAGGCAGCAACTGTCAACACAGTCTTCAGACCGTTGTTCGCACTGTTGGTGAACCCAGAGGCGAAGACAAGGTCACCTACCTCATAACCATCGGTCACGAAGCTACCGGCCAGGCGGGTGTAATCATTGGCGGCACCAATGGATGTGATGACACCGGCGTCACCCATTCCAGCGGTCTCGCTCTTGTACCGGTAGTCGGCGAAGAAGAAACCTTGCATCAAACGTTGCAGGCCTTCTTGGACCAGGTCGTGGTTGATGGAGCCAGCGGCTTCCAGGTCAGTTGTTTGTCCCTTACGTCTCTGGCGGTCGGAGGTCAAGAACTCACGAGGAGTCTTGGTCACGTTCCCACCGAAGTCGGTAACGGTGTTGGCCTGCACGTTATACCACTCAGGTGTCACGGGCAGGTTCTTGATTGTATCTTCCTCAGCAAAGGACAGGTCGATATCATTCGAATTGATTTTGTTTACCGCAGCCATTGTTACTCCTACTCAATAATGTTGTAATGGAACTCGGCCACTACGTTGGTTTTAAACCATCCATTGTCCGGCCCGATCTCCTGGGCTCGGGGACTCGTGTACCAGACGCTCTGATTCAAAGACGAACGTGTACGCAACGCCGTCAAAAACGCCTGTGCTAATATGTCAGCGGTAACGGTGCCATCACCCATCGGGGTCATGACTTCAACCAGGACGAATCCATCCTCCTGGAACTTCTTCTTACCTTCACTGTTCGACAGAGATGTTGCATTTGAATCTCTATGCCGGACGGCAACTCTAATCCACGGTACATGGGCATCAGGCTTCTGATCCAATGTGCCGTAATCTACGTCCTCCCAGGTCACAGCAAGACTTTGGGCATCCGTTACGGCCTTCAGTAACGCCATCATGTCATCCTTTGCCTGAGTCCTAGACGTAATCATAGTCCTATATTAACGCCTTAATTGCAAAATGTAAAGCAAAATCTCTGTACCTGGCTCAATTTTTGTAATATTTTCGACCTTCCAGGTCCGGCCATCCCCGTTGACATCCACGAAGAAGTCATAAAGCCCAATGTCAGCGGTTGCGTGAGGGACCACAAATGCCTTCAGATCGGTTCTTTTAATACTGGAGCCGTCTACTTCCTTCTGGGTGTATGCGACCGTTACAGCGTCCACAGTGATGTCTGGTGAGTCGGTAGCGGCACTGTCGCCCCGCCACGGCTTGAGAGGGTCAGTGGCTCCGCCTGTGAGGACCTTAAGCGTTACCTCCCGGCCCTCTTCCTCAATCAGGTCAGCGATCCATTGGTACTCAGCAGATAGAGCAGCCATTAGCCCCTCCCGGTAGTTCTACGTGTGGAGGTCAAAAGCCCAGACTGCTTCATGTACTTGTCGGCCAGGGGCCACGACGGATTGGAGCTTGAGCCGTACCCTTTGTAAGGGTGGAAGTGTTGCTCTTTCTCCACGGCACCTTCAACACGATTACGCAGATAGGTCAATTGCCCAGGAGTGGAATTGTCCACGTTGTTGGGGCTGAGGGTCTTGCCATCGATCAGGTCGATCTTGGCATACTCGGCACAGGCCTGAAGTAGGGAGATGGGGAAGTAGTCCAAGTACCGTGTCCCGGCTTGATTCCAGACGTCCCTCCGAGGGCATTCGGTACTCTGATCATCATCGTACCGATACCCTGCGAAGGTCCATCTACCATCCATGTAATCCGTAGCCCTGACAATAGCTTCTTGGATATCATCATCTGTGTAGGCCGGGGTCGTATAGTCGTGACCTCTACCATCACAGTAATCCTTAAAATACTGCACAGAGATATAAGCGTTGGCTGTCTCTGTGGGGACATCCTCATCTTGTACTTCGAAAACAAATGCCATGATTAGTCTTTCTGATCTTCATCGGGATCAGCCGGTGCATCCTGCTCGGCATCTTCCTCGTCATCCATCCAATTCTCGACGACATCAATGATCTCTTCCTTGGTCACGGTGGCATCTTCCATCAGTTCGGCAATGACGTTAACATGCGGGTGACAGACAACATCGTCCAGCCACTCTTCCACGTCAGTACAACTAATGGCATCCAGAATCTTTTGCTGCCGGTCTGTCATTTCCTCTGTCACTTCCTCGGTGACTTCTTCCACGACCTCTTCGACCTCGACAACTGGCGACTCATTCGGGGGGCCGGTCCAGATTGTACAGTTGAAGCTGGCGTTGAAGTATCGGGAGAATCCTGTTACATCTTGGAGGCTGCCGACGTATGTGAACACACCGTCAACAAAGGGACATCGGTTGATTACTTGGTTACATCCTGCCATTGCGGCATTCATGGTGATTACGAGCTTTGTCAGTTGCATGCGAATCTCCTCTACGGATTAAAAAGAGAAGGGGTGGTGACTCCCACCACCCCTTTTATTGCGAATGCTTAGCTCACCTGGTAGATGACCTGAGGAGCTACAACGTCGTTCAGCACGACGGTCAAGGCTGCGTTGGCCGCACCCTCATCGGTGATGGTTCCAACCATGGAAGGGAACGGAATAGTGTAATCGTCCCAAGTGATGGGAGGCAGGAACTCAACGGTCACTACGTGATCACCTAGATCATCTCCACCACCACCGGACGCGATAGTCAGCGTGGGTGTGGCGTAGGACGAAGCGGCAATATCGTCTGTGGCATTGAGAGCAATCACTGCCAAGGCAGCAATCGAGTCGAAGTCACCAACGGTGACGGCAGTCACTGTGACATCGGCCACACTGGCTCCGGCTGCGGTGTCAACCTGAATGCGAAGACGCCATCCGGCCAGGTCCGTGACATGTGTCAATG